CATCTGTCATCTTAGATCCACTTGTGTGTGTACACATCCGGACGTTAAGTGTACGAAACAGTATGATACTTTACGTGATTGTCAAAAGGAGGATTGCCCACCCTTCTCAGATCATGTAGACCATATAGTATGTTTCTATGCAAAGGCGACCAAACTAGTAGTTAGCTGCCATCGCGCTACTTTTTATTCCAAATTGGCTCCATTCTATATAGAACCAAGATAAAACAGGTAAGTAAAAACCTGGGATTACAGTATGCAGAGGACGCTCTTTTCGGAGAGTTAAGTCTGCGTTCTGTGTGGCAAGACACATGGGTTCTGAGTTTGACATCTGTCATCTTAGATCCACTTGTGTGTGTACCAATCCCGGTCTCATTGGAGACGGGAATAGTCAACATCTTTGTCAAAAAGAACTATGTTCTTACGGCAAAGGAATCGAGATCCATTAGGGAGACTAGCAAAAAACTAGCTTTCGGCCACCGATCTTTCAGTGGTAAAATGTCTCAAATTCTCCGCCAGCGAATTCTTGCTGGGGAATGTATTAAGAGTCTATGTATCGACCCAATTAAGGGACGACGTGTAGACGCCTGTCGCAACTTTGCCAAGTTGTCGCAGGCTTGGGGCGCTGCTCTTACAGTGTGGACTGGTCTAATCACTTTCTTAAAAGGTGAGCGACCGGTGCACTGTGCAGTGCTCCGCAGTCAAGGAAAAGTAGTGGTGCGTCGGTCTAGTACCGCCTATCCACTTCTTACTTTGTGGACTCATTTTATACGGGAAATTCCTGATATAGAAGAGTCGAAGATGGTTAAAGTTCTTAAAGTGTCACTCTGTGGTACCTTTGCTCTTAAAGCAAAACAAGAGCTTCCTGAGGGTTACACTTCAGAGGCCATCCCATTGATGCCGATTTATATGCAACAATGGGTAGAGAGCAAATGTAAGTCAATCAATGATTACATTACTCTTTACTTTTCTTTACAACAAGCTAAAGGGTTGTTGACCCAAGTGCCTGAGTCCTTCATTATCGAAGGCCTAAAGAAACACAAAGCAGGAATCTGTCGAAAAATTGAAGACACGATTCCGAAAGATCCTGAGTTATATGAGAAGATGAAAGAATTTTCATCGTCTAGGTTTGGGGAAGTCGTCCGTGAGATCTACGATCCTCACATGACAAAAGTACCCGGCCAGACTGCCTGCATAGGCACTTCTCGTCAGAAGGGAGGGAACCTAGCTGCCTTAAAAGCATCTGGCTCCTTCATTAACACCTCCGATCCATATTTCCAGAGTCCCAAGGGACGAATGGAACCAATGGTAGTGGGCCTCTTTGGAAGCCCAGGGAGTGGCAAAACATCACGTATTCGTGAGATTTGCAGTGTCCTTCAACAGGAACTCTTTCCTGACACAACTGATGACGATCTCGTTTATTCGAGATCGTGTGCAACACAACATTGGGATGGTTATCAGAACCAACCAATCGTGATTCTGGACGATTTTGGCCAAGATCACGGTCGTCGAGACGTTGTGGAATTTGCTCAACTGGTGTCAACAAACCAGTATATCCTTCCAATGGCCGAATTGGCTGAGAAAGGAATGAGCTTCACTTCACCGATCATAATTGTGACTTCTAACGTGGATTTTGGGGATAACCTCACCACTAATAGCATCACATTCTGTGAGGATCCGGCCGCTATTTGGAGGAGATTCCATCTCCCCTACACAGTAGCCAAGTTTGCCCAAGGGCAGACTCAGATCCGTCGACTAGTTTTGGAGGAGATCAATTCTGGGCCCATTCGTGGACCTGGAATCAGTTCAACCTCAGCTAGACAACACAGATATAGAGCAAGGTCGGTACCTAACTCGGGAGCCAAGGAGCCCCTGAATTGGTTACCAAGGACCAAGCTCAATTATGAAATCCTACCCGAGGTTCTGAACCTCGACTGCTTAAAGAAGGACGTTATCAAAACGTTCCAACTAAGGGCTGCCTATCACCGTGACTTGTGTCAAGGTAAGTGGGTCCAACAGATCAATTCTGTTGATATTAGGACGGTAAAGCGGGATTCTGAAGTATCCGACACGCTGCTTAGCAACAGCGGAGGATTAAAGAACCATGGATCAGGTCTGAAACCTGGTTTGCATAGTTATCTTCAGTTCCCACTTGAGCCACCGGCTTCGAAACCAGTGGTAGAAGTGGTTGCACTAGCTGAACCTGCAAAGGTTCGCTGCATCACAGTAGGTGAATCTAATCTTAAGTGCCTAAAACCATTGCAAATGGCTCTATGGCAATCTCTGGGTTCTTATCCGGAATTCTGTCTGACGCATGGCTGTTCAGATGGAAGGATGGACGAGGAAAAGCTCCTGATCTTCAGGCGCATGGAGGACGAGATTAGACGGATTCACAATCCGGACTGTACTTGGTTGTCTGGCGACTACACTGCCGCTACTGACAACTTGCCCATGTGGGTTACGGAGGCCCTTTTGGAAGGGATCCTTGACCACTTGGATGATGAGCCTACCAAAAGGTGGGCCCGGTATGAGATAGGTGCACATGAAGTGCTTTATCCTGAATCATCATGCATTGAACCTGGTGTACAAACCTCAGGTCAGTTGATGGGAGGTTTACTAAGCTTCCCACTACTGTGCATGGCGAACGCTTTCATAGTAGAATATTCTGGTATCACACCAGGGTCCTACTTAGTGAATGGAGATGACATTGTCGCCTCTACCACTCATGAGTCTATTGAATCATGGAAAGTGAACGCACCGCGTGTCGGTCTCTCTCTGTCGATGGGTAAGAATTTCATCTCTGATGATTTCTGCACCGTCAACTCCCAGTTGTTTTTGAACAAAGAAGGAGTTATGTCCATGGGACATACAGGAAAGACAGGATTGTTAGTTAGAGATAAATGGGATTCCCTCGGGACTACCTACTCTGACTTCCAAAACTTTTATGGGGTTGAAGATATCTATCGACAAACCTATATCCGACATAATTTAGAAGCTCTGAAGTTAACACCTTCGAGCCTCCAAGTACCGTTATCACACGGCGGCCTCGGTTCCTGTTTCACCTACGGTGAGACAGTGAATCAGAAGCTGGCTAAGGAGGTATGGATGACCAAGCTACTAGCTAAAATCACCAAACCCTCCGACGCACAGTTCAACGAACTCACAGGTTATACACCTTTACGTGTGCCTTACCTATGTTTGTCTGAAGTGGAAGAGATTCCCAATCAGCAAGCAGAGAACGTTGTTTCGGTTGTCAAAGCACTCTTCCTTCCAGAGGAGAAGCTAGACAAGGACGGAGATGAGAAGATAGATGATCTTACTCACCGTCAAGTGCACAAGATGCGGGATCTGATCAAGAATGATCAGTCTTACATCTATCCACTCCGATTTCTCACGCAGATGACAGAGTTGAAGATTCAGAATCTTCCTTCTCTTAATTCAGTCAAGTATAGGACTCATTTTGTGAGGTATACAGACTTTCAGTCCCTAAGAAAAAAGTACTTAGGCGACTTTGCGCGAGAACTTGCGTGTTTTGTTAAAGGGAGACCAATTGGTCAAACCCCTAAGACAGAGCTTACCCTGTCTACCTTTGTAGAAGCAAGAACTTCTAAAAGGATTAGATCTCTTGTACGGAAACAAGAGGCTTCCATTGATGGACAGTTAGCGGAAGGAGTCGAGGACGACGCCTTCTTAAACAGTGTTCTTGATGCAGTCCTACAAGATTCCCTAGAGGATCTAGTTGGTGATTGCGAACCTGTTTGTAACGAAGATTACTTCTTCAGTTACGACTGTGCCATCAAGGGGCATGTGAACGAGCAGGGATCTAAAGGTATCCCTGAGTTGGTTAGACCAACCCAAGCAGTCTACAACTGCAACCCGTGGAGGAATGACTAGCCTCCGTACACGCCAATAATAAAATGTGTTATGTCATCGCACCAGTGGAATTTATCTTAAACCACAAATCGCGAAAACTGATAGGTCATGTTTCTTCGGAAACTGGATACTACGAAATAGACTTGTTATAGTCACTTCGGGGATCAATACAAGGAGATAGGGAAGAACCCATACTCAAGTACCTCAGAGCAGATAAGCAAGCTTTCACTCTAGAACAGTAGATGAAGATCTATC